TTGTCCTGCAGTTGCAGAATATGTTACTGTTGTAGCATCACCCCAATTAATGAAGTAAACTGCTCTTAATCCTCCTAAACTGTCTTTACATTGTACAGCTCTTCCTAATGATATATCGCAAGGCATAGTTTTATATTTTAAAGTTAAAAAAAAGGGTAGGCAATTTTACCTACCCCATATTTAGTATTATAATTCAGATTATGCAGTTGGAGTGTAAAGTACAATTTCAGCACCTACACCATATTGAACCGCAGCAGTAAATCTCATTACTACTCTTACATTTTGTGAACCATCGATGTCAGCTAAATCAATTACTTGAACTTCGTTTTGGTCAGATAATAAACCTGTTCCAAAGTATAAGTTAGATTTTTGAGCAGCAATAGCATAATCATTTGTCATTCCGTTACAAACAAAGATTTTTACACCATCAAAAGAAAGTGAACCATTGTTGAACCATTGTGTTCCTTGTGCGTTTGTACCGTTAGCACCTAATCCAGAAGCTCCAAATCCACCTAAAGCACGTACATAATCACGAGCAATAGATTGAGAAACGTATAGATACAAATCTTCTTTTCCGTAAAGTGAAGCAGGGATAGCATCAACAATTTTTCCAAGTTCAGCAACTACATTTCCAGCAGTTACACCACCTGAAGCACCAGCTACATCAATAACAGTAGCATCAGCAGTTGTAAGTGTAATGAATCCGTCAAATTCTCCAGCGTTAGCAGTAACACCTTTCCAAATGTTTTGTTCTGTTTTTTCAGCAACTTTAGCTACAACGTGAGACAATAAGAAATCAGCAAATGATGGAGGCAAAGTGTCAAATGCAGAATATCCCATTTGAATCGCTTCCCAATCAGAACGAAAATCTTTTTTACAAAGTTGTAAATTTACTTGAAATTCTTCAGGAGTAATAATTCTTTCTGTAAGAGTTACAGTAGAAGTAGCATCAAAATCACAAGTTGCATTTTTTACAATCGCATCTGTAGCAATTCTTTTAATTACTTCTTTAAAAGCAATGTTTGGTTTAACTTCAATACCACCATTAGCGATAGTTGAACCTGATAATAATGCAGCAGAGATATATTTTCCTGCAAATTCTCCTGCATAAGTAGTAGTAATACTTGTTGTAGTAGCCATAATTTATTATTTTTTAATTAAAAAGTTTTGCCATAACTATATCTTGTGTAGTCATTTGGCGATTAGTTGATATTTTATTTATTCTTAATTCAGATTTAACTTCTGGTGAATGTGTTAATGGTTCAACAACAACATCAGAACTTAATTCTTCTTTTACTTCTTTTGCTAATTTTAATTCAGCAATTTCAGTACGTAGTTTTTCAATTTCAGAAAAGAACATTTCTTTAGAAACTGATTCTACAATTCTTTTAGGAGTTGCTACTGTTTCAGCTTGTGCTTCAACCTCAACTTCTACTTCAGCTTCTGGAGTTTCTTCTTCTACAATGGCTTCTTTAATTTCAGCAATAACACCTTCAACTGCTACAACTAAAATCATTCCATCTTCTAATTCGTATTCTCCAACAGGTACAGGAATTTTATCCTCACCGTTTACAATAAAAACATTGTTATCCATTTCAAAAGCATCTGCTTCTATAACAGTAACTCCATCTTTAAGTTTCATTTGAGCAAGTTTTACTTCCATACCCAAAAGAGTTTTAATTTCGTTTAGTACATTCATATTACATTTTTTTTATATTAATTATTATTATTTATTTTTGTTATAAATTACGAACTTACACTTGTTATAACTCTTACAGTATTTGTGTTTGTAACTGTACTTGTTTGTTGATTAAAAGTAGAACCTATTCCTTGTTCTTGTAATTCTCCATTGCAACACTTTTGAGAGTATTTACCATCTTTACATAAGCAACCTCTGTTTCCACCTTTTGGTGAACTTGTTTTATTTCCCATAATTTTATTTATTAATTTCAGCATTAGTTATTATTGATTTTATTTTATCTATTAATTCTTGTTCTTTTGCTATTTGTAAACTCATTTCTAATTTGTCGCTAAAATATCCTTCGATACTGAAACCTTTAACCTTTCCTGTTTTTACAAAGTCATTCCATATAGCATCATTGTTAACTTTCATTGATACCATCCAAGTTCCTACAGGTGCATTTAAACCATACTTTTTAGATTTATCCATTTCAGTATCTTCAACTATCCAAGATTCAACTACTGACAAGTCTTTTAGTTTTTTATCGTGTTCTAATGTTGCATTGTTTTGATTGCTATTCATTAAGAATAATTCACTTGCTTTTCTTACTGTATCTTCTGAAAAGAAAATATAATATTCATCATTACCATTCTTTCTGTAAATGTTTTTATTTGGTATTAATGCAGCACCCATTAAAATCTTTTTTTCATCATCAACTTTAGCAAGTTCTAAATGCTCACTTAATGCTACGAAATTAGATTCTATTGCAGGAAATTCAACGATTGATACCGCTTCTATTCCGTTTAACTTTTCAGATTCATCTATAATTAATTCAACTATTCTCATATTCTTTTTTTATATTATAATTAATTTATATTTATTTTGTTTATCCTATTGAAGCACTTGAAATTATATTGCGTTCTAAACTTTGAGCAGTACTTATATCTCCAGCCACCACATAAGTTTTTATAGGTTGTTGTTGTTGGTTACCTATTGTTTGTGCTAATTGATTTGTTGAACTTGCACCTACTACGTTAAATGCAGGAGCAGCAGGAGCTGCACCACCTCCACCACCTCCTACACTTGGAGAACCTCCAGCACCACCGCCACCAACTGCCTGTAATGCTTTTGCAGTTGAAGCTATTGTTGTTGCTACACCTAATGCAGTTGTAATATTATTCATAGCTATAACAGGTACTGCACTTGCACCTGAAGTTAATATTGCTTGTGGAGTTGCTAATGCACCTATATTAGCAGCATTATTTGCAATAATCATTTTACCTATTCCTATTGCATTTTCAGCTATAATAGCTGCTTTTTGAATTGCTTTATTTTTACCACCAATTTCTTTTAAAAAATTAACTGCTCCAGAAGCTAAATTAAAAGCAGCATCTTGAATATCTTTTTTCTGTTGTGCTTCAGCTTGTGCTATTTTTATTTTTTCATCTGAAATTATTTTTTCATCAGAAAGTATTTTATCATCTACTATTTTTTTATCAGCAGCAATTTTTTCAGCATCTGTTTTAGCTATTATTGCTAAATTATCTTTATGTTGTTTATTTAATAATTCAGTATTTAAATTATTGGCTTGATATTTAGTTAACCATTCTTGATATTCTCTTTCTTCTTTTTGTGCAGGTGTTTCTTTAGATTCTCTTAAAGACCTTTCTTTATCAGCTACTTCTTTTGCAGAAGCCATCATAGCATCTAAATTTTCTTTTGCTATTCTCTTTCTTTCATCTTCTTCTATTTTTAACTGTGCTTTTCTTTTGTCAGCAACTTCTTTATTAGAAGCTATTATTGCATCATTTTTTTCTTTTGCGTCTGCTGCTTCTTGACGACCTAACATTTTCTTTTGTTTGTTAAGTTTTATTGCAGTCATTGCATTTTCAGTTTCTGCTACATTTAAGGCAATAGTAGCTTCTCGGATTTCTCCTTTCATTTTCTTTTCAGCTTCACCACCAAGTGCTTTTGCTTTTTCTTTTAAAATTCTTAAATCTTCAGCAGCAATTCTTGTTTTTTCAGCACTTGATGCTTTTTCTGCTTTTGTAACTTCTTCTAATGCTTTCTTTTTTTCTTTTATAGATGTAGTTTCATCTGTTAATATTTCACGAGATTGAACTAATAATTTATTAGTTTCAGATTGTGTTAAATCTTGTATCTTTTTAGCTTTGTCATTCGCTTGTTGTTGCTTTGTTAGATTATAAACTATTTTAGCAGTTGTTCCATCTACTGCATTACCTAATTGTTTATATGAATTAGATGCTTCTCTATTTGCTTCCTTCATACTTTCAGCAGCACCTTTAAAATCTAAAGTTATAAATTTATATGCAGCAGTAGTTACTCCAATTAAAGCTCTACCTAATCCAAACATAGCGTCTTTTACTTGCTCTCCTACTGTACTAATTGCAGCAAATATTGCTTTTAATTCTTTACCACCTGCAACTGAACTTTGAAATGCTTCATATAAAAATTTTGCGGTTATTACAATTCCAGCTAATATAGCACCAACTGGATTCGCAACCATTTCCCACATTTTTAAAATCAATCCATTAGCTCCTTTTACAGCAGAACCAAAAGCAGGATTTAATTTACCAACACCATCGCCTAATTTATCTATGAATTCAGATTGTTTAGAACCTTGTAATGTAGTTCCTAATTCTTTTGATTGCGTTGTAGCATCTTTTAAACCAGCTTTAAATTTAGAAACGCTTGTAGTAGCACCATCAATATTTGATTTTATTTGTACTTCAATAACTTTTACTTCAGCCATTTTAATTGTCTTTTTAATTGTTTAAATCCTTGTTTCCAAGTTGTTGGTCTTTGGTATTTTCCTTTAGCTATTTCAATTAATTCACTTTGTCCGTAAAATTCATCAAGTGCTAATAAATCTAAAATGTGCTTTATCATACTGCTTCTCTAAAATCTGTTAATAATTCAAATTGAACTTCTCCTGTTGTTAAATCAGTTGTAAACGTATTAATCAAATATCTTTTGTCTCTTATAATAAGCCTATCGTTTAATTTAAGCGTAGTTAATAATGATGTTGGTAATATTCCACTAACTTTAATTAATCTTGCTTTAGAATCAAATATATTAGCTAAATAATTATCATAATATTGGTCATATAATCCTTTATCAATTAACTTATTTGTTAAAGTTGATTGTTGTTGATTAAAATTTAAACTATAAGTATCTGTTCCATCAAAATATTCTTGACCAAATGCCTTATAAGTTGTATGCAATGTTGATGTGCCACCTGTAATATTTGTATTAAAATAAAAATCAGCAGCAGCAGTTAATGTAGTTAATGCAGTTGGATTATAATCATACAATATTATAGGTTTTGGAATGTACTTTGTAATTGCATCACTTTTTAAAGCATATCCTACTTGTAAAAGTTCTGATAAATTACTAAAGTTTAAATCTTCAAAAGGCAATTTTATGTTGTATTCGTCTCCATCATTAGTTGTATTATAAAATAAAGAACCATACTCAATTCCATTAGCAGAATTAAATCCAACGTTTACTAAAGACTCGCTTTTCTCATATTCAAAATTTATTTTCTTATATGTTTTTACTCTATTTAAATTTGTGTTATCTGATTTAATATATTTCGTAATATCTCTTGTAGTTCCTGCAGCATAATAACTTTCCAACTGCTCAACTGTATAATTAATTCCATCATTTGAATAACAAGTCAAATTGAACATTTTTAGTAAACCACTAAAGAAATCCTCAATTTTAATTTCTGGAAAATCTTTGTGTACTAATGTTTTTGAATCTAATGTAGGAGTGGTTGTTGAAACAAATCCTTGTGAATTTGATACTGGTCCACCAGAGTTGTATATAGTTGTTGTATTTTTGAATTGCACAGATGGTGCCATTGTTACATTTGTGCTTATTTTTAAAGTAATTTTTTCAGTACTTGATGGCAATGGAAATGTGTTGCCTATGTTTTCATATACTAATATATCATTTTGCAATAAACCGTTTGCAACTATTGTTGTAGTAGTTGTAAGAACTGAATCAACATAAGTATAAAACGATACAGATGCACCATTTGTTCCTTGAAAATTAATATACAATCTTCTTGCATAATACAGTTCTGCTGGATAATTATAAGATGCTAATTGAAAATAATTTTGCGATGTGTTAATTGTCCATCCTAAAGTAGAACCAGTTGCAGTAATCAAATCAATATTATAAGCAAAATTTTTAGGTGTAAATACTTCGCTATTTTTCAACCACAAAAAAGCATTTGTAAATCTTTCATCAGTTAGAAATGAACCATCAAAGTTAATTCCAAATTGATTTTCAATCATATTTAAAACAGGCTTTAATCTTATAGCAGGAAATAACTCATTGTATCTTATTGGACTTGTAGTTAAACTAATATCATTTACACCTGTTGCACCATAATTCCAATATCTACTTGAAGATATTAAAGGAAACATAATATCAGCACTTGTAGCAGTTGTGACAACTTTATTCATTACTACTGTTGGTGTGTAAATAAAATCATAAGTAGCATCTGTTAAGTCTTTTAAATATAAACCGTTAAACTTATCTTTTAAACTACCTAATGCCCCAATAAAAGTTATACTATAATCTTGTGGTTGCCCATCTTTTACACTGCAGCTTTCAAGTTGTATCTTACCACTTCTAAAAAGTATAGTGTCTATTTCAATATATGCATCAGCTTTTACTAATGTACTAAATCCAATATCATTACTATTCTCGTACCAATGTCTGAATATTTTATTATTTTGTTTTGATGCAGGAACTGTAAATGTTTGGCTAAAATCAGTAAAAGTTTTGCTTATATCATTTACATTTTGTATAGAACTATTAACAGATATCTTTTCATCGTTAAATAATTCTACTCTATTGTATTCTAATGTAATTGAATCTTTAATATATATTCCTACTGTTATCATACAACATCATTTATAAGGTTATAAGCGTATTCAAAGTCTATTTCGTAGTTTATCAATCTATCTTTTAAAGATGTCTTTAAATCGCTTCCTTTTGTTTTTACAGTTACAGGTTTACTATCTAATAAAACAGTTTCAGATAATAATAAATCAGTTATCAATTCTGAATAGTTTTCATCTACAAATCCTGTATTTAATTTTATAGTTTGTGTTCCATTTATATTAAATGATTTTACCTGCCCTTTAGATGTGTTATAACTTATTGCTGAAGGCATCAATTTATAATCCGTACCTTTTACTGCAATAGTATTAGTTTGTTGTTTAAAGAATGTAATTGTTTCCCACCCTCCAAATCTGTTAATATAACTACATTCAACTGGTGTATATTTACATTCCTCCAATGCACTTACATTAACATATTTTTCATATATTATTGCAAAAGAAGCATTAAATACTCTTACTCTAATTTTGCACCCATTTTCTAAAAAATTATTTTCTGGGTAATTAGTCAAAGGAATTTTATAATTGTAAATACCAACTAAAGTGCCAAAATTTATTCCAACACTGTTAACGCCATCTAAACTGGAATAATTACAAGACATCAAACCACCACTGGGTACATCAATTAAAAAATTAAAATAATTTTTAGATGTAGATGTTGTTTTTAAAATGTTTTTATTTATTGCATCATTTGTTAAAATAAATCCATTTACTTCCGTTGGATTTTGGTTTCCATCACTATAATTTGAAAATGCATTTACACCTACATATTCAGTAGTATTTAAAAGAGTATAAACAGTACCATTATACCAATATCTTTTAACTTGAAATTTACACCATTCATTTACATCCTCAACTGCAGCAGATAAATCTCCAATGGTTTTTGTTGGTTTTATATTTTCTATAAACTCTTTAACATAATTAGAAACATTATAAGATGTATTAATTTGTGATAAACTTGCAACTGATTTTGATAATGAATAAAAACCTACTCCACTTGTAGGATATCCACTTCCATTCCAAATTGACAATTCTATCTTACTACCTACTTGTCCTGCTTGATTTACCTCAACTATAAATGGACTTCTTACTTTTACTACTTTCATATTGTATGGTATATTGTATCAATCAATTCTTCATCTAAATATATTTCCTCTTTGCACGTCCAAAGTGATGTCCATTTTGTTGCATTAATTATTTGTGTACTTTCAATTATAAACGTAGGAATTGTATCTTCTCCTTTATAAATTTTTACTATGTTCATTTTATATCTTTTAAATTATAATCTACCATTGTTTCTACATCTTGACCAAATGCTTTTAATAAATCTATATCTATATATTTTTTATATCCTGCTTCAAATGGTTTTGTAAAAAATAAAGATGGTTTAATTCCATTTAAAAATATGCTTCTTGCTATTGCGTATTGCAAACCTTTTCTTGATTGAAATTCTCCTTTAGCGTTTCTTGGTGCTATTCCTTTTCTTACTATCCATTTGTCAAATGCTTTTGCAGGTGGCATTTTATTTTTATAACTATATGGTGTATTGTATTTTTTAATCTTACCAGAAACTCCTTTATCCTGATAAATACCATATTCAACCATAGAAAAACCAACTATGTTAAATCCATTTTCAGTTACAATTTCACCTTTAATAGAATTATAAAGTTCTTTAGAACTATTCTTTCCACCTTTAGTTAAATTACTTCTTGATTGTTGAATAACATAATCCCTAAATTTAATTAAAGTCTTTTGAACTTCTAACATTTGCTCATTTGGTTTTGAATTACCATATCAAAAGTAACAGTTACTCCTGCTAATTTGTTTTCAAATCTTTCTGTAAAAAATTCACAAGATGGTGTACCTATCAATTCATAATCGTCACTAAATTTACCCATTCTTAAAACTTCCAAGAATCTATTAACTACCATTAATTGTGTATTTAAAACATCTTGCTCATTATCATTTCCTAAAAATATATCAGTTGTTAAAGACTTGCTTTCATCTACAATATCCATACATAATATAGATACATTGTAATTCCAAGTTGAACCTAAATATGTAGCTGAATTAATTATAATATGGCTTAAAGGAAAGATTGTAAGCTTGTTTAAATCAACTTTAAATATGTCTCCTATAGTAACTGTGTTTACAAATAAATCTTCCTTTAATTGGTTCTTAATTGCTTGTGTTATTTCGTAATAATGTGATGTCATCTATTCTGTCTTTTAATTAAATCAGCTTCTATTTTATTCTTTTCTTTTTCGAATGTTAGATATGTTAAACATTGGTTAATTGGTAATCTTGTTATTGAATCAAACCTTGTAATGTCTCCTTGAGCAAGAGCATAGATTGAACTATACCATCCCCACTTTTGTCCGAAGTTTGCAGTTGCAGAATATTCTGTACCTCCTTGTCCTTCTCCAAATAAGCTATCGTAGCTTTCAATAATTCGTTGCCTAAACTGTAAAAAAAAACCGTTGCACCTAAACAAACATCTAATGGTGCAAACTTCATTACTTCAGCATAGGTTATTGTTCCATTATAATCCTCAATCTCATACGTGCCATTTAAGCCTTTCTTTTTAATTGGTCTATATAATACTGCCATTGCTTTATGTATCTCGTCCCAATCAGTTATATACGTGTCTAAATCTGTATACTCACCAAATGTCATATCTTCTAAATTAGGAATAAAACCAAATTCAGTTCCACCCATTTTAAATGTAGGTATAAAAGAATGATTCTGGTTAAACATATTTCCAATAGATGTAGTTATATCATTTACATCTTTATATTTAATTGAAGCAACTTCTTTTAAATCTATTCCGCAAAATATCTGTACCATCTTTTGATGCAAAAATTCTGTATCTTCATTGTCTTTAGCTATCTTTAAAAAAGCCTGATACTGTGAAAGTTTTATTTCACTTAATTTAGTTGGTATTGTTATTTCTAATTTCATTTGATTTGTTTTTTATAATAATAAAATAATGTGTAAATTGTATTAAACAAAAAAAAGGCGTACATTTCTGTACACCTAATTTCCCTAATAATCAACTAACCTATATTTCCTTTATATCTATTGCAAAGAAGTTTTGTTTAAACATATCTTTGAATAATGTAATAACCATCTGTTCGCTTGATGCTATTATTTCAGCATACTCATAATCTTTCTCATTGTCAGCATATCTGTACCAACCTTTAACTTCATATTGTTTCATATTTGTTTTATTTTATATTATTTATCTATAAAAATATTTTCATTTGCATATTGGTAAAAATAACCATAATCACTTTCCATTTCTATAACTCCGTATTTTAAAAAAAACTCAATTTTATTAATTCCTTTTTTTAATGCTAATTTTAAAACATTTTTTTTAGAATATTCTGAATTTGCGTTTTCTACTAAAATAGAAATGTTTTTTTCTAAATCAATTTTTTTAACTTGTTTTTTTATTTCATCTGTTGAAATATTTATTGTATTCGATGCACACGTACTACCATAATAATATTCATTACCATCAATTAAAATGCAATATGTACCTTTTAATTCTGTTTTATTGCAGCAATCACATTCATTAACTTTGTCTGTAAATCCTATTATTTTAAAATCTGTTGTCATTTTGTTTAGTTTTTTAGTTGTTGTTATCTGAGTACAAATATACAACACTTATTAACATTACAAAACTATTTTAAAATTTTAACAAAACTTTAACTATTCAAATAAGCACTTGCAACTTTATACATCTCTTGCATCTTTTTAATCTCACCTATATTACGTGGCAAATTAATAACCACTTCTATATTCTTTATGTGATGTATATAACATTGTATAACTGCAATTATTTCTCCGTATGTCATAGTTTATATATTTGTTAGATAACGGTGATTATCGCCTTTATAAAACATTTTAGTAAATAAAATAACTTCCTTTGTTTGGATTCTCTAAATGGGATGTTGCTGCATATCGCATAGCATCTATTGCGTGATTATAAGCGTCTATTGGTTTATTCATTTTTACTCCTGTTTTATCTGTTAACCAAATGTAGTTTCTTAATTCATTAATTAGATTCTTACTTCTTGATGTAACATATATTTTATTTTGATTGATTAAATTAATACCATATACAATACTATCTTTTCCTTTTGATACAGGTAATACATTATGTCCATAACTATTCAACTCAGCTATTGATTTTGGTTCAGCACTATCAGCGTAAACAATATCATTTACTTCATTTGCTTTTAATAGATTTGATATTTCACTATTTAATAATCCTTTCTTATAAATTATCTCATCAAATATATAAGCATCATTGTATTTATACATAGCAACTAAACTTGTAGGGTCATTTGAATAACCAAAGTCCATTCCATAACACAATATCCTTGCATCAGTTGGTAAATCTATTTCATTCCAATCTGTAATACATACACCTTCTAAACTACCTGTTTGTCCAAGTCCATATACTTGCCACCAATTAGCCCAGTATGTAGATGTTAATGCTTTTATCTTTGCTGATTCTATTTCTTTTATAATAGTTTCGCTTAATGCTTCATTGTCTAAATATGTTAATGTAATAAAGTCTATGTTATCTTGTGTTAGTATTTCTTTGTCTACCCAAAATGTAGAAGCAGGATTATAATCTAACCATATATCTCCTGATGTTCTAATTGCCATTTGGTAATAGCTTTCAAAGTCTATATTGTTACATTCGTTAACGTATAATATGTTTCTTCTTGCACCTCTTAACTTGTCCGGTTGGTCTACAGAAAAGAATTCAATATAACTACCATTAGCAAATGTGTATTTTAAAGTACTTTTATTAAACTGGTCATCATTATACCTACCTAATGCCATTATAATCTTTAAGAAGTCTTTTAAAGCACCTCTACGTAAATGTGGTATACTTTCAGATACAACACTTATTTCAAGCATTGGTTCTTTTATTGCTTTATCAATTAGTAAAGGAAGTATTCCAAATGTTTTACCAGCTGATGTACCTCCTCTAATAACTTTAATACGTTGCTTTAAACGTGATAACTTTCTTATTGCAGTAGTCAATACAAACTCCATATAATAGTGTCTTAAATGTCATCAAAATTGATGTTAAAGATAGGCTGCTCATTTGTTACTGTAATGTCTTTTGTTTCTCTTGGTTTACCTGCATAATAGTTATAGAATAATTGTGTGAATTTAAAATCACCATTCTCTAATCCTTTTTCTAATGCCATAAATGCTAATGGTTCTAATGCTCCAAGTTTCTCTATTAACTTTACTTCTTCTGCTTTAGTACTTCTACCTGCATTTTCTCTTTTGCCACCCCAATTGTTTTTATTTTCCATCTTGAAATAATTTGTTTATTCAAATTAAAAATAAACATTTTTGTTTATTGTTTATTTATTTAAGTCACTTCTATTTTTATGTACTTCTTTATCCATCTGTTCATAAAATTGTTTATCTTTAAATCCATTTTTCAATCTCATTAAATTATTTGCTCTTTCTTTTATCTGTTTAAATTCAGAATCAGTTTTAACTCTTTCAGATAAACATTTATCACAATATAAATCTTGAGTAGCACCTGTAGTTATTATTATACTACATAGATGACATAATGTTGCACCTATTCCCCCATTTAATTTATGTATTGGTTTCATTCTCCTTGTCCTTTTTTAATTAAATAATACCATAGCCAAATTATCTTTGACCTTAAAAACTCATAAGCCATTAATACTAATATATATTTCATTCTTCATCGGGTTTATATTCCCAGAAGTATTCACATTCTAATCCTTCATTTGGTGGTTTACAAAAGTATGATTGTCTAAACTTACTTGGTTCTGCTTTATATCTATAACATATAAAAGATAGTTCACAGTTGTTTCCTGAACACATTGTTATATCTGGCATCTTAATTGTTTTTATTATGTTCTATTACTTTCATATTCATATCGTAGATAGCTTCTAAACGTATTATCATTACATTGTGATGTTCTGTATCTTTTGTTTTATTTAAAAGGTTATTTAAGTTGTTTATTATTTTGTATTCGTATGCTGCTTTTTCAAGTTTGTTTATTCTTAAATTACTTTCTTCTAACTGTATTTCTAATTCAGATACTTTTAAGTTTTTCTTTTTAAGTTCTAATCTTAATTCTTCATTGTCTTCTGTATTTAATACATTTTCTTCGTCCATTTGATTTACTATTATGTTTCTTAAACTTCTTAAATCTCTATTAAACTTTTCATACATTTCATAATTATTTAAAGAATGTATTACTGTTGCGTGATTCTTATTTACTGAATCGGCTATTTCTTGTAATGTCATTTTAGGTTTAAAATGTTTTATTAAGTAGAAGTATAATGCTCTTGCTTCTATTATATTATGCTTTCTACTATTTTTAGAAACATCTATATCAGTTTCTTTTAATATTATTTCTTTTAATCTTTCTGTTATTTCCATTTTATATTTCAGATAGTTGTTTAAATAATTCTCTATTTTGTTTTAAAAATTTAGTTAATTTTCCTTCAGGAGATTCTGTAATTTTAATTAAATCAACAATTATATTTTCATCAATTTTACTTGTTATTTTATTTTGAATTCCAAAAAAAGAATTATAATTAGGAATCTGTTTATTATGTTTTGGTACAAATAAATTAATTAAAATTGCTTCTAAATCTTTTTTATCATAAAAAAATGTTTCATCTTTTAAAATTACAATTACATCAAAATCTTTATCTTTTCTATGTTGGTTTATTCTTTTACCTAAATAATCTGAAACTCCAATATAAACTATTTCTTTATTTTTAATTAATAAATATAATCCACTTTTATAATCATAATCATTTACTTTATATTTTTCACCATAAAATGTATTTATAAAAGCGTCTTTTCTAAAAATTTCTATTTTCATAATACTCCTCTTAATACATATTGGTTTAAATCTACATCGCTATCTTCTCCAAAGAAGTATTTATAATTATCTATTCCTTGTTCAAGTTTACGTTTGCCTTTCTCGTAAAATTCATCTGAACATTCAAATATTCCAATGTCTAAACTTCCTTTGTCAATACAAACAAATACAAATTCATCTACGTTAAACATTTCCCTGTAAAGATATGCTTGTAAATCATAACTGTATTTATCTGCTGAATATCTAAATTCATTTAATCCAGTAGTAGTTTTTAAATCTACAATCATATTGTCTTTTAGTATATCTGCTTTTGCTCTAAATGGTATTCCATTTATCATTGCTATTTCAGGTATTTCAAATTGTGCTTTAGACATATAGTGTACTGCTTCATCGTTTCTTAAAATTGCATCAGCTAACCTTTCAGCAGCTTTAATCTCATTTGTAGTGTAAACTTCTTTACCTTCTGCTTTTGCTTCTTTGTATGCTTTTCCTGCTTTTGTTGCCACATCTACAATAGTTAATTCATCTATCTTATGTGGTTCTAAAATCATTGTATGGAATAGTTTACCATCTCTTAAAGGTTGTGTTTCACTTTGCCCATACTTTGTAACGTACTTATAAGTTTTAGGACTTGATAGTACCATTTTAAGACTTGAACTACTTAAAGCTTGTTTACCAAGATAACCGTAATAGAATGAATCGTCATACATATTATCAATTAGTTCTTGTTTATCCCAAATCTTGTTGTCGAATGTTTTAATTTTTGTTTCCATTGTTTATTATTAGTTTTAGTAT